TCTCTGGTCGATATTTCATGTCCTCGGTCGAAGCAATCAAGAAGGCTGAGAACACGATCAACTACGAGATCGTCCACCATATGTACGCAAGCCTGAGCCAGTTCTACGAGGAGATCGGGCTGGCGCCGACTCGGCATTCCGACGAGATCGGCTGGAACACCAACAACCTCCTCGAGGTCGTCTTCTCGGCAACCATGTCGGATGACGAGCGGCCCTGCATGGTGCTCGACTACACGGTCGGCCCGACGCAGGACTATACCAAGCTGTACTGAGTATAAATAGCTATGGGTACGGATCGCTCCCGTTTGGAACGTGCTGGTGCAATCCCAGCGACCTATAGCTATAGCTTCATCCATCAATCCAAATCAATCATAGAGGACTCATCATGCGTAACTTCAAGACCATCGCCGTCGCCACGACGGCCGCCATCGCGCTCACCACCACCTCGGCCTTCGCTGCCGACGCGCTCATCAGCTCGAAGGACATCAAGGACCAGGGCATCATGAACCGTGACATCCGTCGCGGCACGGTGTCGGAGAACCGCCTCGACCGTGGCGTCCGCGCCAAGCTCAACAAGGTCGTCAACGGCACGAACGGCAGCAACGGCTCGGCCGGCACCCAGGGCCCGAAGGGCAACACGGGGGCCCGCGGCCCGCAGGGCTCGAGCGGCGTCACCAACCTCGAGTCGGATGGCCCGTACCCCGGCGCCACGCAGCTCCAGCAGGGCGCCAACTCGACGGCGAAGTTCGTGGCCGGCCAGAACAACACGCTGCAGCGTGCCTGGGTCCAGTGCGCCCCGGGCAAGACCGCCATCGGCGGTGGCTTCAGCCGTGCGGACGAGGGTGACGCGGCCGTCAAGGGCCTGCAGATCGTGAGCTCGCAGCCGACGCAGATCGAGAACGGCGCCGAGGTGTACCACCCGATCGCTGGCGATGTGGACGGCAGCTTCGTCCCGAACGCCTGGCTGGTCGAGGGCTACAACAACAGCAACACGGACCTCATCGTCCGGCCGCACGTCGTCTGCGCCAACGTCTCGTAGCAACTTCCTGGGGCTCCGATAAGTCGCTCCGGATAGCAGGCCCGCCGGGAGCCTGTGGAAGAAATCCCGGCATATATATTCAATCGCGCACAAAACAAGGAGGACACATGTCCACGCAGCACAACGAGTCCCTGGCCGAGAAGGCCAGCACCAACGGCAACGTCGAAGACACGAACGTCAAGCCCGGGTTCGAATTCCACATCAGCGTCTCGCGCAACGTCGCCATCGGCGCTCCGATCGCGCTCCTCACCGGCATCGTCCTCGGCAAGGCGCTGAAGGGCTTCAGCCTGGCTTCGGCCGCCGGCAAGACCGCCCAGGTCGCCGAGACGGTCGAAGAGGCGGCCACGCGCGGCTAATGGCTGCGCCTGAGCGGCGCTACGTTCTGTTCACTGACGACGAGTCGGAGGCTCAGGCCGAGCTTTCTTCTCGTCGTCAGGAGAGCAGCAGCGCCTACCCGAACGCCTACCGAGGCTGGGATATCGGTGAGGTGCAGTACATGGAAGATCCACCGAAGACCGACAAGAAGTACTGCGTCTTCCAGATCAAGGAGAACAAGTAGTGCTGAAGAAGAGCATCACGTACGAGGACTTCAACGGCAACGAGGTCACCGAGGAGTTCGCGTTCCATCTTTCGAAGGCCGAGCTCATCGAGATGGAGGCCGAGCGTCGTGGTGGCCTGGCTGCATATCTGCAGCACATCGTCGACAGCAACGACGGCGCCGCCATCATCAACGCGTTCAAGGACCTGCTCTTGCGCTCGATCGGCAAGGTGTCCGAGGACGGCCGGCGCTTCGAGAAGGACGCGTCCATCCAGGACGACTTCATGCAGTCGCCGGCGTATTCCGAGCTGTTCATGCAGCTGGCCACCGACGCCGGCGTCGCAGCCGAGTTCGTCAACGGCATCATCCCCAAGGGCCTCGGTGACGAGGTCGCGGAGATCGGCGACGTGGCGAAGCCGCCGCAGCGAGTTCGCGATCAGGTCGAGCGGGTCAAGGAGGAGAAGACCCTCACCCAGGAGCAGGCTCGGGAGCTGTCGCAGGACGAGCTCGTGGCCCGCATGAAGGACGGCTGGACGATCCAGACCTAGCGGTGGGGGGTCGCGAAAATTACATGGAATGTAATGAGACCCCACCACTTTTAGGAGAGCCACATGTTTACCAACGTGCAGATCGCCAAGAAGGTCGTCCACACCATCGTTCAGATGAATGTCGCCTCGCGCGTCCAGACCCTGATCGACGAGAACACCGAGTTCGAAGCAGATTCAATCACTGCTACGTGCACGGGACTCGTCGTCGGGCACCTGGTCGCCAACCAGACCGACAAGATCACGAACCCGATGGTCGAGAAGGCCGCCGTCAAGATCTCCGCCGCGCATAGCAGCTGGAAGAACCGTAAGTCGGAGTCGTAAAGTTGGAAGCCCTACATGGGCTTTCAATTTTTCCCTTTTTGTCTCTAGGAGGACATATTTATGGAAGGTGAATTCCCGCCCAACAGCGTTCGGGCACAGAAGGAGTCCGAGGCGGAGTCGCCAGAGGACAAGAAGGTCGAGCCGGTCGTCAAGGGCGAGGTCACTCGTCGCAAGAAGCCGCTCGGCAAGCGATTCCACGAGACATTTCTCGGAGGGGATGCGAGGGGGACCGCTCAGTACGTGGTGTTCAGCGTACTGATCCCAGCGGCGAAGGACATGCTGGTCGAGGCCGGCGCTCAGGGGATCGAGCGCCTGGTTTACGGCGAGTCGAAGCGACGTGGTGGCTATCGCGGATCGATGGCGACGGGGCACATCGCTTACAACCGACCGCCAGGGGTCAGCGATCGGCCGCCTCCGGCGACACTGAGCCGTAGAGCTCGGTCGAGGTTCGACTTCGACGAGATCATTCTCCAATCTCGGGGGGAGGCGGAGGAAGTTCTCGATCGGATGTTCGATCTGCTGTCGCGGTATGACAGCGTGTCGGTCGCAGATCTGTACGAGTTGACGGGAGTGCAGAGCGCGCATACGGACCAGAAGTGGGGTTGGACCGATCTGCGCGGATCGAGCGTTCACCGGACTCGCTCAGGGGGCTTCCTCCTGGATCTGCCGGAGCCCAACCCGCTGGGCTAATGCACGCCAACGTAAGGCGTGCAGTCGTTCGTGGCTTCTACCCGGGCCCCAAGTGGCGGGCTCGGGTAATGGCCATGGATGATGAAGAAGTTGAACGTATGTACGAGGCCAAGCTCGCATACGACCAAGAAAAGCAACAGAAAGCTGAGAACGATGAAGTTCGTCCCTACCGCCCTTTCGCATAAGATGGGGCTGCAAATGCTGAAGCTGGAGAAGGGTTCACCACGAATCCTCTTCGGTGTCGGCGTCGCGAGCATGGTGGGCTCCACCGTTCTGGCCTGCCGCTCGACCCTGAAGCTCGAGGAGGTCCTCGAGACCACTCAGAGCGATCTGGACACGGCCAACACTCTGGAGCATCGCGACTACTCCGAGCAGGATCGTCAGAAGGACAAGACGATCATCTACACCCGCGCCGCTGTGTCGGTGGCGAAGCTGTACGCACCGTCTATCGTCCTGGGCGCTGCTGGTATCGCCTGCCTGACCAAGTCGCACAACATCCTCGAGCAGCGCAACGCAGCACTGACCGCGGCCTACGTCGCCCTCGACAAGGGCTTCAAGGAGTACCGGGCTCGCGTCATCGAGAAGCACGGCGCCTCGGAGGACGAAGCGATGCGCTACGGCTCCGAGCGTGTGCAGATCGAGGATCCGGACAGCGGTCGCAAGAAGACCGTCGTCCGAGCAAACCCGGGCCAGCCGTCGATCTACGCCCGGTTCTTCGACGAGACCGCGGACGAGTGGCAGCGAGAGCCGGAGTACAACCGCATATTCCTGAAGTGTCAGCAGGAGTACGCGAACCATCTGCTCCAGGCTCGAGGGTACGTGTTCCTCAACGAGGTCTACAAGTCCCTGGGCATCGCGCAAACAACCGCCGGTTCCGTGGTCGGCTGGGTCATCGGGAACGGCGATGACTACATCGACTTTGGGATGTACGACGGCAACAACGAGAAGATCCGCGACTTTGTCAACGGGCATGAGGGATCGGTGCTGCTCGACTTCAACGTTGACGGCGTGATCTACCAGCTTATCGACGAGGTCGCTCAGAACAAGGCGAGGTGGCAGCGCGGATGACTCTTCGACAGGAGATCCTCGCAGGGTTCACCTGCGGGGCCGTGGTCGGTGGCGTTGTCGGATATTTCGTCGCCGAGAACCGTCTGCGCACGAAGTACAACAAGATCGCGGACGACGAGATCCAGGAGATGAAGGAGCATTACCGCGCTGCGGAGATGCGACTCCTGGAGGTGCAGGAAGAGATCGTCAGCCAGCCCAAGCCCGACCTCGACAAGATCATGGACGACCTCGGTTACAAGTCGACCGAAGACGGCTACACCATGGACGATCGCCTCAAGCAGATCGAGCGCGACGAAGTCGAGGTTCAGCCGGAGCCCACGGAGGAGGAGATCGAGAACGCCTTCGAGGAGCTCCCGGGCTGGAACTACGATCAGCAGGTGGCCGGCCGGACGAACGACACGCCGTTCATCATGCACGCCGAGGAGTTCAGGCAGTCGGAGTGCTCGCACCAGATCACCATCACATATTTCGAAGGGGACGACGTCCTCGTCGATGAAGCAGACGAGGTGATCAGCAAGAAGGACGAAGTCGTCGGCATGGAGCATCTGTCCAAGTTTGGGTTCGGCTCAGGTGACCCCAACGTCGTCTACGTCCGCAACCCGACACTCGACATCGAGTACGAAATCCTGCGACACAAGGGTCACTACTCGATCGAGATCCTCGGTCTCAACCCGGACGACGTCAACCTCGAACACTCGGCCATGCCAAGAAGGAGGCCGAAGTTCGATGACGACAGATAGTGCGATCCGCCACCAGTACTTCACCTGGCTTGTCCTACAGATCGGCGACGTGACGGTAAACGACATCGAACCCGTTTGCACGTTGATGCACCAGAAGGAGTTCATCTGGTTCGTTGCCAATGACGACAACCGTATTCAGGATGCTCTGGACCTACGGTTGGAGTATCTGTACGAGCAGAACTTGGAGGTGCCATCCGAAGCGCTTCGGTTGGTTCACGTCTCGGTTCTGGAGGTACTGGTGGCGCTTTCTCGCCGTATGGAGTTCTTTCTCGATGGGGACTCCAATCAGTGGGCGTGGGTATTGATGGAGCACTTGGGGCTCACTCAGTACCGCGGCAGGATCACGCCCAGACGTAGAGAGAATGTCGACCAGATTCTCGAGAAGCTGGTGTGGCGTCAATACGACGCGGATGGATCCGGGGGGTTCTTTCCGCTGGCATGGCCCAACGAAGATCAGACCAAGATCGAGATCTGGTATCAGCTACAGAACTGGATCGGCGAACAACATCCCATGTAAGGAGGTGAAGTGGACTTCTATAGACTCGGCAAGAAGAAGGTAGACAAGGAACTCGTTGTCTTCCCGGATTTCATCGTTCGATCGTCAAAGGACCTGATGGTCCGAGGGAAGTCCTTCTACGCCATCTGGGATGAAGAAGCCGGGCTCTGGTCGCAGGACGAGTACGACGTGGCCCGCCTGGTGGATGCGGAGCTTCAGAAGGAAGCGGAAGAACTCTCAGTTCGCTCCGAGGCTCCTGTCTCCATCAACTACATGTCCAGCTTCAACAGTGGTTCTTGGCTCAAGTTCAAGAACTATGTCAAGAACGTTGAAGACTCATACCATCAGCTGGATTCGAAGATCACCTTCGCCAATACCGAGGTGCGGAAGTCTGACTACGTCAGTCGAAGGCTTCCATACCCATTGACCCCCGGGGATATTTCAGCGTGGGATGAGATGGTCAGCACTCTGTACGCACCATCCGAACGGGAGAAGATCGAATGGGCTATTGGATCTATAATCTCGGGCGACGCGAGGAAGATCCAGAAGTTCTTCGTTTTCTATGGCTCTGGTGGGACGGGGAAGTCCACTATTCTGAACATCGTGGGCAAGCTGTTCGAGGGGTATACCACAGTCTTCGATGGCAAGGCCCTTGGGCGGAGCGACAGCACATTCGCGACGGAGGCGTTCAAGCACAACCCTCTAGTCGCAATTCAACACGACGGGGACCTCAGTCGTATTGAGGACAACACTCGGCTGAATTCGATCATCTCCCACGAGGAGATCATCATCAACGAGAAGTACAAGTCGGGATACACTTCTCGAGTCAATGCCCTGCTGTTCATGGGCACGAACCAGCCGGTCAAGATCTCAGATGCCAAGTCCGGCATCATCAGGCGCTTGGTGGATATTCATCCGACGGGCGTCACGATTCCGACCAACCACTATCACACGTTGTTGGATCGGATTCAGTTCGAGCTTGGGGCAATCGCGCATCATTGCCTCGATGTGTATCAGCGGTTGGGCCGTAATTACTACGGCGGCTACACGCCGTTTGAGATGATGTTCCAGACAGATGTGTTCTTCAACTTCGTGGAGGCGTATTACGACGTCTTCAAGAAGCAGGACTACACATATCTGTCGCAGGCCTACAACTGGTACAAGCAGTTCTGTGAGGAGACAGGGATCCCTCATCCCCTGCCTCAGTACAGGATGCGAGAGGAGCTGAGGAACTACTTCGATGAGTTCAAAGACAGAGACCGCATCGATGACCAGCAGCTGCGAAGCGTCTACCGAGGCTTCAACGCTGACAAGTTCAAGGCTCCGGTCAACGAGGATGTCAAGGTGTTCTCGTTGGTGATGGAAGAGACCGAGTCCTTGCTCGATACAGAGTTGGCTGAGATGCCTGCTCAGCTCGCCAAGGAGGATGGCACCCCGGAGAAGCGATGGGACAATGTCGGAACGACCCTTTCAGACATTGATTCGTCGCTTCTCCACTGGGTGAAAGTCCCAGAAAAGCTCATCTGCATTGACTTCGACCTAAAGGACATGAATGGACATAAGGCCCTGGAGCGGAACCTTGAGGCTGCCAGTGCCTGGCCCGCTACCTACGCTGAGCTCAGTCAGTCTGGATCTGGCGTGCATCTCCATTACTACTACGATGGAGATGTCGGCGATCTTGCTGCTGAGTATGCACCCGGCGTCGAAGTAAAGGTATACACCGGCAACAGCTCATTGCGCAGAAAGCTGATCCGATGCAACAACATCGAGGTTGGGAAGATTTCATCTGGCTTGCCGATGAAACCGAAGGAGGCAAAGGTTCTAAACGAGAAGACAATCAAGAGCGAGAAGGGCTTGCGCGACTTGATCGAGAGGAACCTCAGGAAGGAGATCCACCCCGGCACGAAGCCGTCGGTTGATTTCATCCACCATATCCTCGAGGAAGCACACGAGTCGGACATGAAGTATGACGTGACCGACATGCGTCCTCGGATCATCGCCTTTGCCAACAACTCCACGCATCAGTCGAAGACTTGTCTGAAGACGGTGCAGGAGATGAAGTTCTCTTCTGAAGAGGAGGTGGAGAGTGATCCGTCGGCGGTGGGTGATGATCCTCGTCTCGCCTTCTTCGACGTCGAAGTGTATTCCAACCTTTTTGTCGTATGTTGGAAATACCAAGGTAGTGACGAAGTCGTCCGGATGGTGAACCCGTCCGCTCACGACGTGTCGGAGCTGTTCAAGTTGAAGCTGGTGGGTTTCTACAATCGCCGCTACGACAACCATATCCTCTACGCCGCAGCCATGGGCAAGAGCATTGAGGATCTGTTCAAGCTCAGCCAGAAGCTGATCGTGGACAACAACCGGAACGCTCCGTTCGCAGCAGCGTATGGAATCTCATACGCGGACATCTGGGACTTCAGCACGAAGCGCCAGGGTCTGAAGCAGTTCGAGATCGACCTCGGCATCCACCACTTGGAGTTGGATCTTCCTTGGGAGGAGCCGGTCGATGAGAAGGATTGGAATCGTGTCGTGGAGTATTGCGTCAACGATGTCCGGGCTACCGAGGCTGTGTTCGAAGACCGTAAGGGCGACTGGGTTGCTCGTCAGATTCTGGCGGCGCTCAGTGGTCTCACGGTCAATGACACAACCCCTCGGCATACTGCCAAGATCATTTTCGGTGACGATAAGAATCCTCAGAAGCAATTCGTCTACACCGACCTATCTAAGGAGTTTCCAGGCTATGTATTTGAACTCGGGCGTTCTTCCTACCGGGGAGAGGATCCAGGTGAGGGCGGTTATGTCTACGCCGAACCCGGACACTACGTGGACGTGGCCGTTCTGGACGTGGCGTCTATGCATCCGGCGAGCATCGAGGCTCTCGGTCTCTTTGGACCCGATTACACGAATCGCTTCGGTGACCTCCGGAAAGCGCGTGTGGCGATCAAGCGTAAGGACTACGGCACAGCCGGGGACTTACTTGGAGATCGAGTCCGAGCGCTTCTCGACGGCGCTAAGGACGATCCCGCAGTTGGCGATGCATTGGCTTACGCTCTCAAGATCGCTATCAACACGGTCTACGGACTGACGTCGGCGAAGTTCGACAACCCGTTCCGAGACAAGCGGAACATCGACAACATCGTGGCCAAGCGTGGAGCCTTGTTCATGATCGACTTGAAGTACCAGCTCCAGAAGGGTGGACACCAGGTCGTCCACATCAAGACCGACTCGGTCAAGATCCCGAACGCGGATGATGAGGTCATCAAGTTCATCATCGAGTACGGGCAGAAGTACGGCTACGACTTCGAGCACGAGGTCACGTACGACGAGTTCATCTTGGCGAATGACGCAGTCTACGTTGCCAAGAAGACTCTGCAGGAAGACACCGGATGTCGTGTCGTATGGGACGCGGTGGGTGCTCAGTTCCAGCATCCCTATGTCTTCAAGATGATGTTCACCAACGAGGAGCCAGAGTTCCGTGACTTCTGCGAAAAGCGCAACGTTACAAAGGGGACCATGTACCTCGACCTCAATCAGGTTGAAGTGCCTGACCACCGGAGTATGCGCCATCTCGGGAGAACCGGTTCCTTCGTCCCCGTCCTTGAGGGAGGAGGAGTGCTCTATCGCTTCCATGAAGGAAAGTACTACCACGTAGCCGGAACCAAGGGTCACTTGTGGATGGAGGCGGAAGTCGCCAAGGACGTCAAGGACCTGAAGATCGACATGTCATATTTCGAGAAGCTCCGGCTTGCCGCCGAGGAGACTATCTCGAATCTTTCGAAGGAGGACTAGATGGCTCAGGACAACACCGTTCTGATGGAGGGGGTCCGGATCATCTTCCGGAACTTCGCAGGCAAGGAGGGTCAGTACAACCGCGAGGGGGACCGGAACTTCGCAGTGGTGCTCGACGACAAGACGGCCGAGGCCATGCAGGCTGACGGCTGGAACGTCAAGACCCTGGCAGCGCGGGAGGAGGACGACTCCGAGACGCCGTACCTCCCGGTGGCGGTCAACTTCAAGGGCCGCCCGCCGCGCATCACCATGGTCACCTCGCGTGGCCGCACGACGCTGGATGAGTCGCAGGTCGAGATGCTCGACTGGGCCGACATCGTCAACGTCGATCTGATCGTCCGCCCCTACGCCTGGGAGGTCTCGGGCAAGACGGGCGTCAAGGCGTACCTCCAGACGATGTACGTCACCATCGAGGAGGACGCCCTCGAGCGCAAGTACGGCATGTCGGATACCGATGAGGTGCAGGAGTGACCCAGTTCCTCATCGGCTGGGCCTGCAGCGTCATCAGTCTGCTCATCGGATTTGGGATGGGCAAGTCATTCGAAAAGGGAGAAGACGAGTAATGGAGACCCAGACGTACCAGCGCAAGCCGATCTACGTCGAGGCCGTTCGCGTCACCGAGGAGAACTTCTTCGACGTGGCGCAGTGGTGCCAGGGCGGCATCGTCTCGGGCAACAACGGCACGCAGTCCCTCGACGCGCTCAAGAAGGACAAGAGCAAGTTCATCAAGGTCCGCGTAATCAACCCGCAGCGCCTGCGCCAGACCAAGGCGTTCGTCGGCGACTGGGTCCTGTACTCGGAGTACCAGGGCTACAAGGTCTACACGAACGGCGCCTTCGAGAACGCGTTCCTCGGTCCGATCGAGGAGCCCAAGTCGATCGAGCAGGCGATCGAGCAAGCTCGGGAGACGGAGGCGAAGAAGGCCGAGGCGAACGGCCGGGAGCCCGAGAACGTCCCCGACGGGACGTACGGAGGAGCACGCCAGGTTTCGTAGCACCAAGCTTCCTTGGGAGGGGTCTCAAGGAAGGCCATAACATCCATCAAATCAGATGAGTGTTGTGAGCCCACCGGAGGGAGTCATTCGAGTTTATCCTTTGCGGGACTCGGGTGGCTCCCTCCACTTACTTTCTTTATCTGTTTCAGACATTGGGAGAACCATGCGATTTACCCTAATCGTAGGAATTGTCCTGAATGAACTATGGGAGGAATGGGTTGCCAGTAGAGCTACGCCCGCATCAGGAGGACGCGCTGGACAAGCTCAAGAACGGTTCCATCCTGTGGGGTGGCGTGGGCACCGGCAAGTCTCGTGTCGCAATGGCCTACTACGAACTAAGGGAATCCCCAAAGGACGTAGTGGTTATCACCACAGCCAAGGTCCGCGATTCCGGCACGTGGTTCGAAGAAGCCGCGGCATTTGGTGTTGGACAAACGGAGGGCGCTACCGTCCAGGGGATCATTTCGGTCGATAGCTGGAACAACATCGATAAGTACGTAGACCGAGAAGGTTGCTTCTTCATCTTCGACGAACAGAGATTGGTAGGCAATGGCAAATGGGTGAAGAGTTTCCTCAAAATCGCCAAGAAGAATCGGTGGATTATGCTGTCGGCGACTCCGGGAGATACGTGGTTGGACTACATCCCTGTCTTCGTGGCACATGGGTTCTACAAGAATCGAACCGCGTTTACGAGAGAACACGTGGTGTACAAACCATTTATGAGGTATCCCGTGGTTTCTCACTATGTATCGACTGGGAAACTTTTACAACTCCGTAGTCGCATCCTGGTGGAGATGCCGTACGCGAGGCAGACGACCCGGCATAACGAGACCGTAGTGGTGTCGTATGACAAAGAGATGTACGACATGATCGTCAAGGAACGGTGGAACATTCTGGAGAATCGTCCCATTCAGGACGTTTCGGAGCTCTTCCACCAGCTGCGGCGCGTAGTGAACAGCGATCCTAGCCGCGTAGAGGCCGTTTCCAAGCTGTCTAAGCGGCATCCGCGACTCATAGTGTTCTATTCCTTCAATTACGAGTTGGAGGCCCTTAGAACGGCTAATTTTGGAATTCCGGTCGCTGAGTGGAACGGCCACAAGCACGAAGAACCGCCCGAAACGGACAAATGGCTCTATCTGGTGCAGTATGTGGCCGGCTCAGAGGGCTGGAATTGTGTCACTACCAACGCAATTGCCTTCTACAGCCTGACATACAGCTATAAGAACTGGCATCAGGCGCATGGCCGAATTGACCGCCTAAACACGGAATTTTCGGACCTTTACTACTACTGCCTCAGATCCAGAGCCAAGATCGATACAGCAATTTATCGCTGTTTGCAGGGAAAAAGGTCGTTTCAGGAGTCCCGCTACGACGTCAAAGGGCTGTGACACTGCCAAGCTAATTTCTTTTCTGATCGCCCGACCCAATATCTAAAATAGACATTAGGATAGGGTATAGAATAGTTTCTGACTCAAAGTGGTGTCACATCCCACAAGGTAGCGCCTTGCCCAAGGCACGTGTCTTGCCCAAGGCCTAAAGGAGAAACATGGAGCACGTCCCAGCAGTTGCGAACGTTTCAATCTCGTCGATGGTGCAGTATCAGCCTGAGTGTAGTTGTGGCTGGAAAGGCTGGAAGTGTGCGTCTAAGTCTTTGGCGCAGTCCGAAGCCCTTACGCACGTTCAGGGGGTGAGAAGTGGAAACGTGGAGAACGATCCCCGACTTTCCTAGGTATAGCGTCAGTGATCAGGGTCGCGTCCGGAATGATGCGACTGAGCGCATTCTGAAGCTTAGCGTGAATCGTGAGGGGATTCTCAATGTTGGCATGATGCATTGCGGAACTCAGTTTCGTCGTTCTGTTCCGTTGCTCGTTGCTCGTGAGTTCGTTCCTGGGGGTACGGAAGTCTTTGACACCCCCATCCATCTGGACGGAGATCCGTTCAACTGTTACGCCAACAACTTGACTTGGCGTCCGCGTTGGTTCGCGGTCAAGTACAAGCAGCAGTTCACTGATGGTTATGGTGTACTCATCAATCGCACTATCCGGAACATCAAGACTGGTGAGGAGTTTCCGGATTCGTTCGAGTGCGCCAAGTGGTATGGGATCCTTGAGTGGGATCTCCAACAGGCCATCGAGCAGCGTACGTATGTGTGGCCGTTGTACCAGCAGTTCGAAGTTTTGTAATAGACATTACCTCGGGGCTAATACATGCTTTCTAATAGGAGTACATGGGTTTTATTCTTTGTCCGCCTTGTCCGAGGAGGCAACATGACCGAGGCGCAGTACCAGAAGAAGGTCATCCGAAAGCTCGAGACCATCTTCCCGGGCTGCGTCGTCATCAAGAACGATCCCTCATATCAGCAGGGCATTCCGGATTGGACCATCTTGTTCGGAACGTGTTGGGGGATGCTCGAGATCAAGAAGTCTTTGACCGCGCGCCGGCAGCCCAACCAGGACTGGTGGGTCAACCAGTTCCGCAACATGTCGTTCGCTGCATTCATCTGTCCGGAAAACGAGGAGGCCGTTCTGAATGAACTTCAAGCGGCATTTGCGTCTTGCGGGCGAACATGCGTTCCTCAGTCCTAGCCAGTACCACTGGATCAATTACGATCCTGATCGTCTGACTCAGCGATGGTACACCTGGCAGAGAACGAAGTACGGGACCGAGGCGCACGAGTTTGCGGCTACGCAGATCAACAACAAGATCGTGCAAGAAGATGATTCGACGATGCTTGCGCAGTACATCAACGATTGCATCGACTTCAACATGCAGGCTGAGGTACTCCTGTACTACTCAGACAACTGCTTCGGTACCGCCGATGCGATTTCGTTTGAACGCAACATTCTGCGTATTTCCGACCTCAAAACTGGTGATAGTCCAACATCAGAGCATCAGCTCGAAGTCTATGCCGCGTTGTTCTCCCTGGAGTATGACGTGGATCCTTACGACATTGAGATCGAGCTTCGGATCTATCAGCACGACGACGTACGCGTTTACGATGCTGAGCCATTCGACATCATGAACATCGCGAAGAAGATCATCATCTTCGACCATCGGATCGAACAACTCAAGAGAGAGGAGGCGTCGTGATCCGGGAAGTCTCGGAGGAAGAGTTCCTACGGCATTACGGCACTCCCCGTAAGTCTGGTCGATACCCTTGGGGTTCTGGCGAGAATCCTCAGGGTGCTCGTGACTTCTTGGATGATGTTGCGGACCTCAAGAAGAAGGGTCTGTCCGAGAAGGAGATCGCCGACGGTTTCAACATGTCCATCGCTCAGCTTCGTGCCCACAAGTCTGTGGCGTCGAATCAGGAGCGTCAGGCGAAGTATCGTGAAGTTACGAAACTCGCTGACAAGGGCATGTCGAATTCCGCCATCGCTCGCCAGATGGGGCTCAACGAATCCACAGTTCGTGGTCTTCGTGCACAGGCCGATAAGGACAATGCGGACGTTCTGACTGCTACGGCCGACATGCTTCGTCGTCAGGTCGACGAAAAGGGCTTTGTCGATGTTGGGGCTCAGGTTGAGCGAGATCTGCCTATTGGCGGAGTCAATGTCGGCATTTCATCGACCAAGTTCAACACCGCTCTCGCAATTCTTCAAAACGAGGGCTACATGGTGCATCCGTTGAACGTTCCTCAGTTGGGTACGGGCAAGGACACCAGAATGAAGGTTCTTGCCAAGCCTGGGACTACTCAGAAGCAGGTTTGGGAGAATCGGGGCAACATTCGGCAGATCCAAGAGCATTCTGAGGATGGTGGTCGCACCTATCTCGGAATCAAGGATCCTCTGTCTGTCAGCTCCAAAAGAGTGGGCATTCGGTACGCCGATGAAGGTGGCGCTGATGCAGATGGCGTCATCTACGTTCGTCCTGGTGTAAAAGACCTTTCCATGGGCAAGGCCAATTACGCTCAGGTTCGTATCAAGGTCGATGGCACGCATTACCTCAAGGGAATGGCCGTTTACAAGGACGACCTTCCTGAGGGCGTGGATCTCGTCTTCAATACGAACAAGAGTCGTAAAGAGGCCCCGTCTAAGCACGATGCTATGAAGGAGCTCAAGGACGATCCTGATAACCCGTTTGGGGCGACGATTCGTCAGATCAAGGATGATCATGACAACGTGACCTCGGCTTTGAACATTGTGAATGAGGAAGGTCAGTGGGACGACTGGTCCAAGAGCCTTCCTTCTCAGATGCTCTCAAAGCAGCACCCTAATCTGGCCAAGTCTCAATTGGCCGTTACTAGGGAGCGTCGTCAGCGCGAATTCGACGAAATTTCGAATCTGACCAATCCTGTGGTCAAGAGGAAGCTTCTCGAGACGTTTGCTGATGAAACGGACTCTGCATCTGTCCATCTCGCTGCTGCGGCCATGCCAAAGCAGGCAACTAAGGTTCTGTTGCCTGTTCCTCAGATGAAACCGCATGAGATCTATGCACCGTCCTTTGAGGATGGTACGCATGTCGCTCTAGTGCGCTTTCCGCATGGTGGCACTTTCGAGATCCCTCGTTTGACCGTAAACAACAAAGTTCCTGCTGCAAAGAAGCTTTTGGGCACTGCAGCCAAGGATGCTGTTGGAATCCATCATTCTGTAGCAGAACGCCTTTCTGGTGCAGACTTTGATGGAGATACGGTCTTGGTCATCCCTAACAATCAAGGGAAGATCAAAAGTACCCCCCCTCTCGAAGGACTGAAGGGGTTCGACGCTAGGCGTCAGTATGGGCCCTACGATGGTATGCGTACCATTGATGGTGGTGTGTACAACGCTTCTGCTAAGAAGGCCGAGTTCCCTTCTGGTAGTAAGAAGGATCCTGGTATGAAGGGCAAGGAGATGGGTAAGATTACCAATCTCATTGCTGACATGACAGTTCATGGTGCATCATCTGACGAGATTGCTAGAGCAGTCCGTCATTCCATGGTTGTCATTGATGCTGAGAAGCATCATCTGGATTACCGGGCTTCTGAGAAGCAGAACGGAATCCCTGCTCTCAAGACCAAGTATCAGGGTGGTCCTCGTGCTGGAGCTAAGACTCTCATCACCAGGTCTACTGCTGAGACTAGGGTTGCTGAGAGAAAGCAGGGATACAAGGTAGACCCTGAGACAGGGCAGAAGATCTACACTGAGACTGGGCGTACTGTTGTAGATCGTAGTACTGGTAAGGCTGTGCCTAGGACTACTAAGTCTAAGCGTCTTGCTGAGACTCAGGATGCGTACTCTCTCATAGATGGTCCAGGTACAGAGATTGAACGTGTCTATGCTGATCACTCTAATGAGCTAAAGGCTATGGCCAATGAAGCTCGTAAGGAGATGATCAGTACTAAGCCTGTTCCTTACTCCCCCTCTGCCAAGAAGGTGTACTCAGCAGAGGTTGCTTCACTCAACTCACAGTTGAATGTAGCTCTCAAGAACGCCCCCCGTGAGAGACAAGCCCAGGTCCTTGCGAATGCCGTGGTATCCCAGAAGCGTCAGGCTAATCCTAACATGGATTCAGCTGATGTGAAGAAGATCAAGAATCAAGCATTGGCTGAGATGCGTGTTAGAACTGGTGCGAACAAGACACGCATTGACATCACTGATGCTGAATGGGATGCGATACAGGCTGGTGCTATCAGTACCAACACACTCACCAAGATCCTCAGCAATGCTGACATGGATAGAGTGCGCGCCCTAGCCACACCACGGCAGCCTACTGTCATGACATCTGTCAAGCAGAGCAGAGCCAAGCAGATGCTGGCATCGGGCTACACACAGGCTGAAGTAGCCAGGCAGTTGGGTGTAGCACCAAGCACACTCAAGTCCTTCATCGCAGGAGAAGAGTGATGGCTGAGCCAGACAGTAGTACACCACTGGATACCACTGAGCTGTACATGCTGACAACAGTGGACAATCCATACAACCCATTCACTGAGTGGGATGACTGGTACTCCTTCGACATGAGCAAGGGATACCACACCCCTGGCCTGATCGCCAGGCTTACGTTCGATTCAGAAGAGTTGAGTGATGCCGACCAGACCCTCGCGGTCCAATTGGCAATACGGGAGATCGCCCAGGAGAACGCACTTGGTCTGTACAGACTTGTGTCAGAAGAAAATTTTCTTCCGGGCTCGCCACTTCCTGATTCTGTCTGAGAATTTTGTAAAAAAATTTTTCAGCCAGGGGGGAGGGGGCAAAAAAAAGTCACCCCCGTTTTGAAT